TCATATTCCTATCGCCATGCCATGGGGCATGGATGGGGCAAAGTCCGATAATTTCTGGTTCAACATAGCAATTTGATCGCTGCTGCTGTCGGCCATCCAGGCGCCGTAAACATTGAAAACCATCTGGGCGCTGGAGTGTCCCATCTGGCTGGCAATGAAACTCGGATTGGCCCCGGCAGACAGCGACCAGCAGGCGTAAGTGTGTCTCGACTGATACGCCTTGCGGTGCCTTAAACCTGACCGTTTAAGCGCCGCATCCCATGAGTCACCAACTGAATCGGCTTTGTACAGGTAACCTACGCTGCCACTTTTTTTAACCAACTGAGGATTGAACACAAATGTACAGTCGTGAATGACCGTTCGGCCATACTCCCGCAGTTGTACCTCAACCTGATACTGCCTGCCTAACCTGGTCATTTCCGCCTGGTTCCTCAAAGCGTCAATGGCTGGCTTGATCAGGTGAACGACCCTGTCGGTACCGGCTTCGGTTTTTGGTAGAGTGAAATCACCGAGTTTCGTATAATTCCGGCGTATGGTCATCGTTCCAGTTTTCAGATCTATGTCTTCCCATGCGAGGGATACCAGCTCACCGTGACGTAATCCTGTGTATACCGCAATTGACCACAGGTTTTTCGTTTGCTGATGCTTGCAGGCATCAATGAAGCGAACGAATTCATCACGTGTGAGCGGATCTGGTTCTATCCTGGCCCTCTTTAGCGGCTTGATGCCGTTAAACGGGTTTTCACTCACATAGCCATTATCAACAGCGAACTGAAACATACCGGCGATCGTGGTCATGTAGTAGTTTACCGTCACCACACTCAACCCTTTATCCCCCGCCAGCATATCCTTCCTGATATAGAGAAGCTCTTCTCTTGTCACAGACGAAACCAGCTTATTCGCGCCAACCCTCGGCAGCATGCTTCTCACCACCGATTCATACCTGTTTATGGCATTAGCGCAGATCTCCATCCGTTTAAGCTCCAGCCATTTTTCAGACAGATCTTTTACGGTGATATCTTTCTTCCCGATGCCGAAAGTTTTCAGATTTGGCGAGTTGGGGAATTGGGCCGCATAGTCAAAGGTCCCCATGCGGATAGCGAAACAAACTGACGTTCTCAGCTCCCCGGCCACCTTCCTGTTTTTAGCGGTGTCAGGGACACCGAGGTTTTCCCTGACACGCTTACCTTTAAAAATGAACCATATGCGGAGTGACTTTCCGTGGTTCTCAACGCCCGTTGGGTATGATTCTTTACTCATTTATCCCTCCCGACGTCCAGGAGCGTTGCAAGTTTACCTGTTTCATACCGCCCGATCACCCAATGGTTGCTTTTGCGCCTGAATCCATGCGTCTACCGCTTTGCGGTTGTACATGCATTCGCTGGTTGGCTTTGGGTCACCTTCAGGGGAAACGTGCTTATACTCACGCCCAAGCAGCCAGGATGATTTGCGGGCCCGTGTAATGGTTCCACGTTTCATCCCTGTGACTGCCATCAGCAAGTCCTCTGAAACCCATTCGTTTGGCTCGATCTGGATTATTGTCTGCATGCATCACCTCTGCCGCACTCTTTAACTGATATAGAATTCCCAGCTACTGGCGACGGAATTCATAACCTTAATCGCCATTTCAGCCGTTTCCCTGCTGTCGTAACACTGGAAATACATCTCCTGCCCAGTACGTTTAAGCTTCATCATTACCCACATACATCACCTCAGGTGCTTACCACGTTCTTCAAACTCTTCTTGGAAATCAGCACAGCGCTGGCATCCCGCCACCAGTTCCCGGCGCCGCTCGGGTATCTCTTACCCGCAGTCGCGGCAGTGAGTAGCCGAAACTGCGTTGTGGTTGATGCGCATGTTCTGGATGGTCATTTCAAGCCGGCGCTCTGCCAGCTCGTTGGCCTGATCGATGATTTCTGCGCTCATAACTTCACCCATCCTTTACCTTTCACATGGGCAATCACCCCCAATTTACGCAAGGCCTGTAATCGGCGGTCGCGGATGCGGAACGGCTCTTTTTTATCTCCTTCATCCTTCGCTATATTGACGCACTCAGCCCCTACGTCACCAGAGAACAGGCGGCTAAACGGAGAAGGCGTCTCGCTAAGCTTGCTCATTATCGCGATATCAAGATTTACGTATTTGCTCATGCTGCACCTGCCTTGTCTTCATCCATTTTCCAGGCCGTGGCGAGAGCGCCAGCCACCTGGTGGAAGCTATGTTTTTACTGCCACCTTCCCATAGTCGCCGGTTGGCGAAACCAGTTCGATTGTGGTCAGCTCTCCGCCACTTTCAGCGTCTGGGTAAAACTGCGCGACGTCGTTGGTTTCGACGATCACAGACCCGGATGGGGTATACATTTTCAGCTTCATGACTCCACTCCATGGTTAGCGAATTCACCATGCACCTGATTGCGGAACTCTCGGATAGATTTTTCCGCTTCTCTTTTTGAATTAAACATTCCTACCGTGTGTCTAACCCCTGAAACCATGCATCTGGCTCTCCATTTTTTTGTTCTTGAGTGCCAGTCAACGCCTTTTACACCAGATGAATTATCTGCCCGCTTACTTTGGTTCATCATGTTTTCACTGTTTGTTGCCAGTCTTAGGTTTATGGCTCTGTTATCTGATCTGTTTAGATTTATGTGGTCGATAAAAGATGCCGGCCACTCACCGTGAATAAACAACCACGCAAGACGATGCGCCATGTATGGCTTCTTACAAATCTTTATAACTACATACCCGTCCGGCCTGACCGCTCCAGCTATAGCACCACGTTTAACCTTTGATCCTTGAGGGTGAAGCCAAGTGAAAATCCCAGTTTCTTGGTTGTAGTTAAGAAAATGCTTGATGTTTGTCAGGTCTGTATTCATGTCATCACCCGTCATCTTTACGTTCATCGCTTTGGTTATCTCTTCTGCGCAGCGACGAGCCTGGGCGCGGAGAGCGTTTTCTTTTTCTTCTGGCGTCATGCGACCCCCATATAAGCGCGAATGAAAGCCGCTGCGGCCTGGGCGTTTATGGCGTTTCCGTACCCTTTCAGGCGGCCGACGCGGTTGCTGCTTGCCACTCTTGCCACCCCGGGCTCGACTCGTCCCAGGCGTGCGGCAGCCCCATCAACCAGCGGGAATGTGCCGGGTTCAACTGGACGCCATTTGCCATCTCGACAAAATAGCCAGTCCGCATCTCTCCAAAAACCGTTAACCTCAAGGGTCCGGAACTCATCGACCATGCCGCCATGCTTGGCAAATCGTCCAGCCGTCCCTTCCTCTGCATTTCCGATTCGCACCCCTGCAATGTTCTCGATCCTTTCTCTCCGTCCACTGCCCTCGGTGTTGGCCAGCCCGTCATGAACGCCTGGCGCGGCAGCTGGTCCAGTCGTGCCTTTCCGTCCCGCTGCGCCGTCATTCCCGCTGAGTCCTTCCAGTCGCGCGAAGTTGGCGTTACCCAGCCCGCCATTCTGGCCGCCCCTCCCAATGTCGATCCCCTGTTCGGCGCATTGGCAGCGGCACCCAGCCCCCTGACCTGGTTGTTGTCGATCGTGGTTGGAGTCGGCCAGCCGGACATCATCGCCGCCGTTTGAATATTCATCCCTCCCTGGCGCCCTGACGTCCCCGCGCCGGTCACTGATGACGCTGTAGGCGTTGGCCACCCAGTAGGCCCGCTCTCTGATGTGCGGCGCACCGACGCCCGCTGACGTAAACGGCACAAGCCCGAAGGCGTATCCCATTCCTTCCAGGTCTGCTTGTACAAGGTCGAACCATGTGTTTGCGTTACCGCTTGCAACCTGTTCGCCAAAGACATGCTGAGGTCTGCACTCGCTGATGAGGTGGAAGAAGTGGGGCCAAAGGTGCCGCTCGTCAGCAAACCCATCTCCTTTGCCTGCCGCGCTGAAAGGCTGACACGGGCAGGAGCCTGTCCAGACAGGGCGATCGTCAGGCCATCCGGCGAGGCGGAGGGAATGGGACCAGACGCCGATCCCGGCGAAAAAGTGGCACTGGGTAAATCCTCTGAGGTCGTCAGGTGTGACATCTTCAATACTCCGTTCGTCAACTTCGCCCGGGGCGATATGCCCGGCGGCTATGAGGTTACGCAGCCACTGCGCCGCGAATGGGTCGATCTCGTTGTAGTAAGCTGCCGCGCTCATGCCGCCTCCGTCGATTTTTTGAAGGAGTAAGCGATCCGCGCGGAAGCAATGGTTACGTAATCCGGGTTCAGGTCGATTCCGATGAAGTTAAAACCCTCCTCAATGGCAGCCCGGCCAGTACTCCCGCTTCCCATCCACGGATCAAGCACGGTTCCACCTGGAGGGGTTATTAGTCGGCAGAGATAGCTCATTAGAGCGATCGGCTTAACGGTAGGGTGGTTGTTCTTAGCGCCATTTGTACGCCCGGCACCAGCCCGTGGGTCGTTAATGCCGACGCTTCCCTCTTTGCGGCCGCCGGTCATATCGCTGGCTGATGTCGCTATGAATCGCTCGAGGCCTTCGTCGCGCTCCTTCGGTTTGACCTTGGCGCAGTAGAAGAAGCGGGCGGCGCTTTTTTCACTTTCCACCCTGGCAGCATGTGCCTTTGGCGCTGCCATATCTCCATATCGACCCTGTGATGGTCGTGCACGTCCGGTTTCCTTTAAATCCCCTTGCTGTCCTTTCGCATCCGGAAATGCCGACACGACTACTTCGCTACCGTCATGAATGATGTTTGCTGGCCAGCGGCCTTCCGGTGCCTGCTCGAAGTCGGCAACCGGTTCGGTACCGTCACGCTGATGCGAAAGCAGGCCGCCGGCGCCTCCATTAAGCGTCTCATCGGTCGGTATCCGGCAGGCGTTGATATTGATTGCTCCGGTGCCGTGCTCGTTCATGTTGGCGGACACAGTTTTCTTGAATGGCTTTCGAGCCATTACGATCGGTTCATGCGCAGGCTTCAGTGCCGTTCCCCAGCCATCAAAATCACCATCGAGGTTGTGTGACTTAGGGAAGCCGCTACCGTAAATCCATAGGATTTGGTCCCTGATTTCGAAGCCGGCATCCTCAGCGTTAACAACAAGTCGGTGATAGGTCCGTGATCCACCAAATGCCAGCAGGTGTCCACCAGGTTTGAGAACGCGCAGACATTCCCGCCACTGGTCGACGGTCGGGACGTCGTAATCCCATTTGTGGTTCATGAAGCTCAGCCCATATGGAGGGTCTGTAACGATGGCATCGACTGAGTTATCCGGCAGCGTCTTGAGAACTTCTTCACAGCGGCCGACATGTAATTGATATGTCATTGCGCACCTCTTTTCGCGTCCAGCGCTTCAGCCAGTCTCTGAGCCTTTAACGGGTTTCTCACCACCTCACCCGACGGCATTAACCAACCGCGGTGGAGGACGGAGTAGATGCATTTAACTTTTCCTACGGTTATGGCGTCGCGGTAATGTTTCATTCGAGCTCCAGTATCATTCGCTTGGTCTCTGCCACAAGGGAGAGGAACTCATTCCTTCTCGCGCGAAGGCGGGCTATTTCTGATTGGCACTCAGCGGCTGTCAGACGGTAAACAATGAGTTGCTTTCCGTCAGGGAAATCAGAGCAGTAGCTGATGAAGTCAACCCAATCCCGGCCAGAGCAATCAAGGTGGCCGATTAGTTGCCATCTGTATGCCGGATCGAAGGCGCCGCGGGTGAGGGTGGCGTAGTGAGTGGCGGCAATTACCGACTTAATCTCAACCAACCCGTCCCGGCCCACGAGTCCGTCTGGACTATCCCCATACGTTTCGTGATCAAAGAAACCGCCGTTATCCACGTCGACGAAGTTCATCTCTTCGTACAGCATGCGAGCGATTGGCTCCTGTTCGTGGCCGCGCTCCATGTGGTCGTTTGTGAATCCAAACTCAGACTTGCACCCTTTAATCTGCTCAAGAGCTAACTGAAGCGCATAACGCTTGGCTGGCTCACCAAACGCCTTGCCATCGTTAGCCATAATCAGGCCGAAGTTTGAAGAGGTAGCCTTACCAAGGCGAAGAGCATCCCACTCTTCCCCATTTTGCTCGACGTCATGCCAGATCATGCTGAGCACTCCTGTTCCAGTTGGCGGCGATGCTCTGGAGAAATGTCCATTCTCGCCAGCACTGCATCCAGGTTGCCATCGCGCTTGAAGGCGGCCTTAGCGTTATTCCATGCCTGCGTTTTTTCCGGCGAAAGCACAGGTTTGGTAACTCGCGCCGGGCTTAAGCGGAGACCTTCGACCGATTCCTTTCCGAACCGGACATTTTTATCGACGTAAACAGTGACCTTCACGCCGACCCAATCCTCAAGGAATGGAGATCCGGTAATGCTTTTCAGCATCTTGCTGTTGGTGGCATTCAGGATCATCGGCTTAAGCTTTTCGCCAGGACGCAACTCGCGCTCTTCGAAATAAGCGGTGTTAAAAACGTCTTTGGTTTTTTTTGTTTTGTCGCCTTCTAACGTTGCCCGGGCGATCGTCAGCACCGTGGGTTCAACGATGTCGGCACTGCTCAGGTATGGAGAATCGAAAGCCTTACGGTAATGTGTTTTTGAATCTGTCATTTTGCAGCCTCTCTGATGAATCTGTTTACCAAAGGCCTGAGAGCATCCTGAATAGTGAAATGCTCGCGTCGCTCTTTGCTGCTGTCATAAATCGGTGTCCAGCCGCATCCCGTATTCACCTGGATTACCTGGTAACTACCTTTCCCATCTCTCCACTGAATTCCGTTCATCGAGAGCCACTCTTTGAAGTCGGCTAATTTCGATTTGTGCAGTAAATTTCTGCGGGCCATTAACTCTCTCCTTAAAACGGGCAGCCGGTGCGGTGATCCCAGTCGTATTCCGCCTGGGCGTAAGCTACTGCCGAAATTAGATCGTTATATGCCTCGCCAGCTGCATCGCTGCGGAGGCCTTCGTATGGACTTTTGTCCATTGGCACAGAGAAGCGGAACAGGCCTGACGGTTCTTTCGGCAGGGCGTCGATAATTTCCTGCGCCCGATCGTCAATCCACTTTTGCTTCTCTTCGGTGAGCGACTGTTCAGCCCATTTCCGTTCTTCGATAGCGTCGTATGCGCGGTATGCGTTCATAGCTCGCTCCTGAAATTTGGTTGTAAGAATCCGGGCACCGTATTGGCTGCCTGATAGCTCAGTTAAATTCTTCGTTTCGATTACCGGCTGAGACCTTGTCCCAACCCGTTCAGATAAACTTCAACCAGCAAGTCGGTTGTGTAAGTCCGCTCAATCCCGCGATGCAGGTACAGGCGACCGCGTTTATTTGCTGATGCTGTCCAGGTGCTTTCCCGATGCTTAACGAGCATCCCTGGGAGAACGGCGCCGCGGTTAACGGTCTGTGTCCCGTAATGATGACTAACCATTGAACACCCCCGTAACGTGCAGAATTTTGATAATCAACGCTGTCCAGATAACGCCGCAGATCAGCAGGCAGTAAATCAGTGAACGAATGCCTTGTTTGCTCATACTTCCTCCCGGGCTTTCAACATTGCATCGGCCATCAGGTAAGAAAGTTCAGCAACCATGTTTTCATGGTGGGTAGCCACGGGGTGCTGGTTACTCTCTGGATAACTCGCTAACCAGCCCTGCATTGCCTGTCCCGCGAAATAATCTCGCAGAGTCAAACCTTCGTACCCTTGCGTTGGGTATGCTGGACCGCCATTGTTTTCTTTGCTCATTTTCCACCCCAGCATGCGAAGCTAAAAAAGAGGACAGCAACCAAAAACGGAACGACCTTTAACCAAAAATTACGCCATGCAGGCTTGTCTTCTTCGCGGATCATCTCTTCACCCTTGCCTTATCGCGGCTAACGGAGCGTTGTTACCCATTACCGGCGCCAACGTTGTTGTTTGGATGAGATGATAATAGCCAAGGCGATTATTCAGGTCAATCGCTAAAACGATATTATCAATCGTATAAGTGATAAGCATGTGATTATTAAAGTGATTATTTTAAGAAAAAATTTTAGAAAGGTGTTTTTGCGAGGGTGGTTGTGAAGGTGTAGCGATAAAAAACCCGCCGGAGCGGGTTATGCGAATCGTTTGTATTCGATCGATTGTCTAAGAAGGACTCTGGCCATAACGTAAAACTGGTCTTCATCACCTGGCTCTACATACCATTTTTCATAGATGGGGTTATCCGAAATTACAGCTAGTCGGTCCCTTTGCATCTGCAAGCGCTTGACGTGAAGAGTTTTGCCAAAAACAAACACATAAACACCATCACTGTCAAAATGGGTGACGCTGATGTCTACGAAAATTTCATCGCCGGGGGATATTGTCGTGTCCATGCTATCACCGGTAACGGTGATTACTTTTATGTGATGAGCTGGCCGATTGCCAAATAGAGATCTGGCCTGCTCTGATGTGTATTCGATCGCACGAATCGTCTCGATGAAATCGTTCGTGATAAGTGCACCAGGACCTGCGCTGGCTTTTACATCGAGGACATCTACCCGATAAATGCCATTTTTCGGTGTTACTGGCGTCTGCACTTCCGTGATCTGTATGGAATCAGCAAGCATTTCACCTGCTCCAGTGGAAAGCCATTCAGGACGCACGCCTAACACAGATGCTATTTCCACTGTTTTGCGAGAGCCGTTGGCGCCATTAAGCAGCTTGTTTACGCTTGACTGAGCCATGCCAACCTCTTTGGCAAGCCTGCCTTGCGTATACCCAGCCAATGACATTGCTCGAGCAAGACGCTCAGAGAAATCCATAACACCTCCTCAAAGTAACTCCTTTAATCCTATCGCCAAGGCGATTACTTGGCAAAAAATCGCATAGGCGATTGACAATCTCTTTTGCGATAACCATAATCATCAAAAACCAATAGCTGAGGTGATTATGAAAAACCCCGCAGTAGAAAAAGCGATTTCCATCGCCGGCAGTCAGAAAGAATTGGCCAAGCGATGCGGCAAAGCGCAGTCGACGATCTGCGACTGGCTAAACGGGAAAAAGAGGATTTCTCCAGTGCACGTCCCCGACCTTGTCGCTGCAGTAAATGGAGAGATTAAGGCATATGAGTTTCGCCCTGATCTGCCTTCGATTTTTCCGCCACCAAACAATAGCGCCGCCTGACTGGCGGCCTTTCAATCAACACCAGAGGAATTATCACAGATGGAGAATGCAATAGCCCGAAAGTTAGAACCGCCAATCCTCAACCCGATTGAGATAGAAGGCATTTTGCTAAACCGCCTTTTATCCATTGGCCAGAAGGTTTTTGCAGAAATGCGGGGAGTGAGTGAGTCAACAATCAGTCGCCGGAAGAGCGAAGGGTATTACGCCGAAATGGCGAAAGAAATATCAGCGCTGGGCCTGCAGGTTGTTCCACCGGAGGCGGTGGTAGTTTCCCGCCACTACCTGCAGTCAGTAGAGACTCTTGCTGATATCGGATTACGTGCAGAGCGGTGCCGTCCAGGTCCGTTAGGGTGGGATTGATGAACCACATCGAATTCATTGAGAAGAACGTCCGCGAAGAGCTGATGCGCCAGGGATTCACCCAGGCAGTGGCTCAGGGGGGGGCATACCAGGCGGTCGATATGTACAAGCGCATGTCGCAGGCCAGTCGCAAGGGGAGAATTTTTGATGATGTTTTACGCCACGCAAAGTTGTGGGCAGAGAAGCAGACATTGCCGTCTGACAAGTTCGAAAAGAAAAGGGCGAAGCCCGTTAAGCAGCAAGGGCTGTTCTGAAAAAGGCGAAAGCCGCAGTGCGGTAACACTAACGGCTTTCTACGCGAATTAACTGGATCAATTCACAGGAGTAATTATGGCAAATACTGCCGAAGTAATCAATTTCCCTGTGCCTGTCGTGGCACTACAGGAGCTGCGCGTGGCAGATCTCGACGATGGGTTTACGCGCATCGCCAATGAGCTCCTTGAAGCTGTCATGCATGCGGGTCTGTCGCAGCATCAGCTTTTGGTGTTCATGGCTGTCATGCGCAAAACATACGGCTTCAACAAGAAATCTGACTGGGTCAGTAACGAGCAGATCTCCATGCTGACCGGCATTCTTCCGCACAAGTGTTCAGCTGCAAAAAGCGCCCTGGTTAAGCGGGGGATATTAACCCAAACCGGTCGCGTAATCGGGATTAATAAAGCGGTCAGCGAATGGTCATCTTTACCCGTAAAAGGTACAGAAAAAAAACCTTACCTGAAAAAGGTAACATTACCCGAATCAGGTAAGAAAAGTTTACCCGAATCAGGTAACGACTATTACCCGAATCAGGTAAACACAAAAGACAAACATACAAAAGACAATAAAGACAATATTAATAACCCCCCTAAATCCCCCCGGGCGGTTTCGTTCGATGCGTCAGTTGTTAAGTTGCCTGACTGGCTTTCTGCAGAAATCTGGTCGTCATGGGTGGCATATCGTCGCGACCTGAAAAAGCCGATCAAGTCTCAGCAGACGGTCACCCAGGCTATCAACCTGCTGGACCGCTGCAGACTGAACGGTTACGCACCCGAAGAAATTATCAACCGCAGCATCGCCAATGGCTGGCAGGGTCTGTTCGAGCCTGACGGACAGGCGAGGCGCAGTCGCGATGCAGGGCAGGAAGGCCTCCACTGGAACAGCCCGGATGCATGGAGGGATTTCCTGTGAAACCTGAACTCTACCGCGCAATAAACAATCGCGATGGCGCAGCGATGGCAAGCATGTCCGGGGGCAACCCTGAGCATGGCCGGGTTGTGAATTCAGCCGCTGAGCGCCTTGTTGACGCGCTGTTCATGCAGCTGAAGCAGATTTTCCCGGCAGCGACGCAAACCAACCTCCGCTCCGATGCTGACGAGCGAGTGGCTAAGCAGCAGTGGATAGCGGCATTTTCAGAAAACGGCATCCGCACCCGCGAACAGTTATCCGCCGGCGTGCGCCATGCAAGAGCCAGTGAGTCGCCGTTCTGGCCATCGCCAGGCCAGTTTATCAAGTGGTGCAAGGACAGTGGCACGGTACTCGGTATCAAGCTGGCTGACGTGATGGGTGAATTTCAACGGTACAACCGCGAGAAGGGGCTCCACACCGGCGGCGCCGAGCGTTTCCCCTGGTCTCACCCTGTCATGTACTGGGTTGTTACCGATACCCGTCGAGCAATGTACCAGCGCCAGCTCAGCGAGGCAGAAACCGAGAAGTATGCCGCCAAAAAGCTGGAAGACTGGGCGATGAAAGTCGCCGCCGGAGAACAAATACCTTCGCCGGTGCTGGCTCTGGAGAACAACCAGGAAGCCATTCCGACAAACCATGTCAGCCGTCAGCAGGGTTTTCACCCTGAAGGCAAAAGCTTCGGATGCATGCCAAGCGCGGCATCGCTCGGCGCATTAACTCCGGCTCAGTGGCTGCGGGATGAATACCTGCGCGGGAAAGAGAGAGGGCTAATCAGATGAAAAAGAACTCTGGCAAACAAGCCGTTATTAACTTCATCGGCCAGCATCCTGGCTGCAGCTTTCAAGATATTCGCCGCGGTACAGGACTTGACTCTTCAGTGGTCAATTCCTCCCTGTGGCAGATGCACCGGGACGGCCAGGTTAAGCGAGAAGGGGAGTGCAGGAGCTACCGCTACACCTTGATTGACACGACAGCCATAACCGAAAGCGATCCGTCTGTTCAGTATCGCCAGCGTCCTGGCGGCGTAAACCCAATGACCAACCTGTTTAACCAGTGCCTGGCGGGAGTAAGAAAATGATTTTTCTGAAATTAACACAAAAAATCGTGGTACAGCACCAGGGGGCATACGGTTGGGAACCAGAAACAGTCTACGAGCCTGTGTTTGTTGCCGCAGAGCATATCGTCAGCATGTATTTCGCTGGTCTGACAATCCTGAAGATGACATCCGGAGAACGCATTGACGTGAAAGAGACCCCGGAAGAAATCATCGCCATGCTCGCCGAAGGAGCAGCCAAATGACAATCACTCTACAGGCAGTAAACGAGCTCATCGCTTCCCTGGAGAGCGCAGGCGAGCTGTCGATCAGAGAGCAGAAGTTCCTGAAGCTGGCGAAAGCGTACCAGCAGCTGGCTGCGGAGAATGCGGGGCTGAAGGCTGGCATTGCAGAAGAAATTGAAGTTATCAATCGTGGCGGTCAGGCGTACTGCGTGAAGGACGGCATGTCCATAAACCCGATATATGCGCGCGGATGGAATGACCACCGGGCTAATTTGGCAGCGGAAAAAACCCCCGCCACCGATCGCATCGTAGCCGGGATTAAGGCTGATGGGGTGGAGGATATGGCTAACCTTTTTTTCAAATTAGCCAAAGATGAGGCGAATAGTTTGATTGCCGAGCAATGGCGCGAATCAGGTCGAGTTGCTAATGAGCAGGCCAAGCAGCTGCGCGAGGGGGCCGACAAATGAGCAAGACGCTTGATATTAGAGTTGGTGATCGGTTCGAAACAGTTTACCCATTCATTTTCGTATGCACTGACCATCAGCAATGGGACGGAAATGTATTCACCGGTGAAAGGTGGATTGGTGGTTGCCGAAAGACATTCGAGCCAGCTGATTGCGGTTATGGAGACCAGACCGTTTACACAGCTGATGCAGAAGGGAAAAGAATCCTTGAGGTTCTGTCTGTCGCTGAGATGCCTGGAAAGTGGCAGCGCCGGATTATCTACGCCTGCCACCTCATTGACCCTGAGGGGAAAGAGAGAAAAGGCAGGAAGGCCTATACGGTAACTGAGGACAGATTCATCAAAATGTCGTCAGGGTATTTTGCGGATTATGGAGTGGAGAACAGCGATGACTGATATCACCGAACTGGCGCAGCGTATGAAGGCTGCTGCAGAGAAAGCGACTCCGGGTCCATGGTATGTACATGACAAGCCATGTGAAGACGGCAACTACGGCATTGATACCAGCGATAAAGAATTTCTAGCTGAGGCTGTAGTTTGGTGGGGGTTTGCCCGCCAGAGCATTTGGCGTGAGGAAGACGCAAAATACATCGCCCTGGCTAACCCTGCCAACATCCTCGCGCTGGTAGAGGCGCTGGAGAAGGCGCAGACCAAAGCAGATGTATACGACATGCTTCGGGATGACTACGGTTTACGCGAAAAAGGTGTTGGCCTTGCAGACTTAGTTGACTGGCAAGCTAAGCGCATCGCCGAGCTGGAGTCCCGCACCGTGAAGCTGCCAGACTTACGGCAGATTGTATCTGGGGACAGATATGTCTGGTCTGATGGTGTTTATAACTACAGCCAGGACGTAAAGGTAGCGCTGGCCGCCGCTGGCATCAAGGTGGAGATTGAGTGATGTGGGTGCTCATTATCTGGATGTTCGGCGGTTACGAAAACCCGACCATTACCACTCAAGAGTTTCAAACAGAATCCGCCTGTCGAGCTGCATTTGCCGAAGTGAAAAAGGTAAACAATGCCGACGTTTCTCTACGTGGCGTATGCACGCCTAAGGGTGACCAATGACCAAATCAACCATAACCAGAGAGCGCGCACAGCAAATTTTCCTGGGCAACGGACCAGAGCCGAGCGCATCAGAAGAACGAGAGCTGGCCCGCATGGCGCTGGCCGCAATGGACAGCGAGCCGGATTGTAATGAGCGAAAGCTTTTCTGTTCAACCGATACAGCGAGGATGAGGAAGGTAGTTTCTGCCTCAGACGGGTCCGGGACAACACCGCTCTATCACCGCGCCGCCATGCTCCAGGCTGGAACCCTCACCAATGAGGATACCAAACAAGCATGGACTGGCATCCCTGATATCGATAACGCCATCAACATGCTCGACCGCATCGATACACTGGAAAGTTGCGATGATGACCGTATTGAGGCTGTTAAGACCGTTTTGCGCGGACTGGCTGGCAACTCTCCGGTAATTCCGGATAGTTCAGCGGACATGCTTCGGCGTTGGTTGACCTTTGGTCGCGGTATGCAAAATGCAGGAAGCCAGCTTCCTCACAACCTGATTGCGGAAACTGAGTCCATGCTTGCAGCCGCCCCGCAGTCTCCCGGCAGTGACCCTGCCACCGTACCGGGTAAATGGATTTCGGTAAGCGAGCGGATGCCGGAAAATGATGGGGCATATCTTTGCTGGGATAATCGTTACGTAACTACCTACGCATTCATATTTGGTGCTTGGCAGGCAAACCAATTCATTGCCAAGAATATAACCCACTGGATGCCGCTGCCGGCTGGGCCGCAGGAGGTGAGGTGATGCCGAGGGCTAGTACGGTAGGCGAAATCGTCAGGTCTGACATGGTGCAGTCTGGGGCGCTCAGAAAGCGATACTGGCAATCATCATCTCTTCCGTTTCGTGAAAAGCGTAAGCACAGGCCACAACCTTGCCATTTCAGAAGAGATAGGGTGCTTCAAAAAATCATGCGCAGGGAGATGGAAGCCATGGTTAATCGCCTTAGTAAAATCGATGCTTCAAAGATTCTTGAGGAAGTTGGCGATGCCTAAATCACCCGCAGAACGCAAAGCCTCCAGTTGAAATCAAACCCCTCTACTGAGGGGTTTATCGTATATGCTCATTTTGCTTTTATCCCCAGGAAGGGCGATAATTACCTCGTCAGCCTGAGCAACTGACACTAATGACCGGCGCCAAGTGGGGACACATGGCGCAAACACTGCAATTTGAGAAGAGTTATCAAAACGTACTGATTCCCGCAGAGCCGGGAACCAGCGAATACCTGCAACTTATCCCGGTAGGGCAACTGCTTTGCGGTGAGTTCCGCAAGCCCAGGAATTACGCATTCCACAAGAAGTTCTTCAAGCTTCTGACTCTCGGGTATCACTACTGGACGCCTTCCGGTGGCCTCATTGAGCCCGCTGAGCGCACCCTCATATCCGGGTTTATCGACTTCCTCTCATCCGACTTCGATCAGCGCGCTGCGCTCCAGAACGCCGCGGAGATGTATCTCTCCTCTGTCGGTATTTCTCGTTCCCGCGATATGGCGCTTCTGAAACACTTCGAGTCCTTCCGCGAGTGGGCAACCATTCAGGCTGGCTTTTACGACGAATACCAGATGCCTGACGGCAGCCGTCGTCGTGTCGCAAAGTCGATCTCCTTCGCCAGCATGGACGACAGCCAGTTTAACGGCGTCTACAAATCAGTGCTGAATGTGCTCTGGAACTACATTCTGCGTCGCAAGTTCCACTCGCCAGCTGAGGCTGAAAACGCCGCCAGTCAGCTGCTGAGCTTTGCGGGGTGATGGGTATGCAATGTCTTCTCGCCAAAGTAATGGAGCGCGGTATCTTCCGCGTGCCGGCGCGCCGCAAGCGCAAGGTCGAAGTTAAACCATCAGATATTCCCACCTTTCACTATACGGCTCACCTGGCAGATGTCCGCTGGCTGCGCCACGCTGCCAGAAGGAAAATTGCATGAGCATTTATCAACGCATTAACGGCGCAGACTGGCGCAACATCTGGGTTGTTGGCGATCTGCATGGGTGCCATACGCTGCTGATGAATGAGCTGGAAAGGGTCAGTTTTGACCCATCGCGTGACCTGCTGATCTCGGTAGGTGACCTTATCGATCGCGGGGCGGAAAACGTCGAATGCCTTGAGCTAATCACAATGCCCTGGTTCATGGCTGTTCGCGGAAACCATGAGCAGATGATGCTCGACGGACTATCCTCCTCCGGGAACGTGAATCACTGGCTCGCCAACGGTGGCGGATGGTTCTTTAACCTTGACTACGACAAAGAACGCCTGGCTATCGCGTTGGCCCATTTGGTTGCTGGTTTGCCACTCATCATCGAGGTAGTGACCGAGGGTAAGAAGGTTGTGATATGCCATGCGGACTACCCGCATAACCAATATGCGTATGACAAGCCCGTCAATGCAGAACAGGTTATCTGGAATCGTGAGCGAGTGAGCGCAGCTCAGGATGGGATTGTGAATGAAATATCCGGTGCAGACCTGTTTATTTTTGGTCACACCCCGGCACGTCAGCCAAGCCAGTACGCCAATCAGATGTATATCGACACTGGGGCTGTATTCTGCGGCCGCCTGACCTTGGTGCAGATCCAGGGTGGTGATCATGCGTAAACCAGCACGTCGTAAATGCGCCCACTGCCGCGAATGGTTCCATCCTGCCCGGGAAGGTCAGGTGGTATGCAGTTTTGAATGCGCCAGCGCGATCGGCAAAAAACAGACAGCAAAAGCCCGGGAAGCGGCGAAGGCCAGGGCGGTGAAGCGCCAGCGCGAATCCGAGAAAGAGGGGCGCCAGCGTCGCCGCGCTAAGCGTGAGTCATTCAAGACAAAGGCCCAGTGGGATAAAGAGGCTCAGTCAGCCTTTAACCGGTACATTCGCATTCGTGATGAAGGTAAGCCCTGCGTCAGCTGCGGAAGCCCGCTTATCGGCAAGAGCAACTACCTGACCGGCAGCGCTATTGACGCCAGTCATTACCGTTCCCGTGGCGCGGCGTCGCACCTGAAATTCAACGTGTTCAATGTCCACTCCGCCTGCACCCGCTGCAACCGCCAGTTGAGCGGCAATACCGTTGAATACCGCATTCGCCTGATTGAGCGCATTGGCCTGGATCGCGTAGAGCGCCTTGAGGCTGATAACGAGCCGCGCCGGTTCGATATTCCCTACCTGCAGCGCATCAAATCCATATTCACCCGCAGAGCCCGCGCGCTGGAGAAGCGCCGCGCCCGCCATCAGGAGGCCGCATGAGCAAAATCCAATACCCAATGTCCACTGCCGCTGTTTTTGATGACGTGGTTTATCCCATCCATTTGAACGGGCCGCATCAGATAGAAAGCGAGGTTATGGGCGCGATCAGATGGTTCTGTCGGTGGAACAACGAGGAAATAGCCGTCGTTAAGGCACATATGCTGTTTAGCTGCTGGGGCCTTTACCTGACGTATGACCAGCTTATGGCGGAGGCCGCATGAACCAGGACGTAATTGAGCGCATCCGGGAGCGCTGGCAAAAGCTCCGCCTCTGCCGGCACCGAGGCACCGTACTGGTTGACTACCGAATTTTGAAGAATTTCGTCCGCATCTATCAGGCTTCAGGAGGGAAAGCATGAATACCCAGTATCTTGAGTATGTTCGCCAGCAACTGATAGTGGCCACCGCCGATCTGAGCGGTGCGACGAAAGGACAGTTGGTTGCTTTTGCAGAAAACGCGCAATTCACCGCTACGGCGCGCAGCCGGGGAAGGAAGAAAATAGCCGATCCGGTAACCGGCCGCATGGTAAACCCATCCAGCCCGCCAATTCCCGGGCAGCAGTCCCGCGCAAAAGGTTCATCAATCGCTCTCGTTCTGCCCGTTGAGTATTCGACGGCCAGCTGGCGCCGGGCTCTGCTGTCGCTGGAAGAGCATCAGAAAGCGTGGTTGCTGTGGAACTACAGCGAGAATATCCGCTTTGAGCACCAGGTGGCGATCACCCAGTGGGCGTGGACGGAGTTCCGTGAGCAACTTGGCGCAAAGAAGGTGGCCGGCAAGACGATGGAGCGCCTGAAGAAGCTTATCTGGCTGGCGGCGCAGGACGTGAAAGCAGAGCTGGCGGGTAAGTATGTATACCAGCACCAGGATCTTGCAGCCCTGTGTGGCGTTAAACCTGATAACTGGTGCCATAACTACGCGGATTACTGGCGGGCTATGTGCGCCATTTTTAAGCGGCTTGATAGCGACTCTCTTCTCTGCGCCGTGAGAACACGATCACAACAAAAAGCGACTTTTTCGCAGCAGGGTCTTGCAAAAGTCAATTAAATGCGTCATATTTGAGTCTACTTTGATATGCTGCCTTAACTTTAAGTGGCGGCATGAAGGTTGAAAAAAGTTGGTCGGCAAGCCATCAGTAAAAAGCAGTAAGACAGCGGCAGTCTTTAAAAGCAACGTGACGGCTCGAAAGTGAGCAAAAATTCAAGCCCGAGGTTAACACCTTGGGCTTTTTTCATTTCAGGGTCAGAAGCACAGCGGTTGTGCGTTCGGCTGTTAACCGAATGATCGAAGGTTCGAATCCTTCCTGTCCCGCCAGATAATGGCCTGACCTGATGACGGGCTCATAATCCAACTTATCAGGGGCGCTGCTGCAACAGCGTCGCAGGCCGCCATATCCCTCTACCTTGGGACCATTACGGCTACCGCGCCGTCGCTTTTACCCTTGGTATTTCTTCCCGCCTTGAGCGGGTTTTTTATTGAGCATGCCTAGACCCTCGGGAATCATCCCCGACGTGCTTTGTTGATAAATCAGCCCGCAGGGTCTGGGCCTCTTTCCCCCTTTACGCACAGCGCCATCCGTAATCAACGGAGGTGAGGTTATGACAAAAATGAGCACCATTTACAGCAGACTTTCATACGGCACCGGGACCGCACTGACGGGCTGCGGTGTCTCAGCAAAGGCGTATGCCGGGGCAGTTAAGGCAGAGGTATGGATTTTGGCCGACAAAATAGCGGGGATGACCCTGAGTGACTGGGCAATTATTGTCGGTATCGCCTGCACCATTACCACCTGTGGGGTGAACTGGTACTACCGGCGGAAAGAACGCGAGGATCGGCTCAATGGCTATGACACCAAAACTGAGGAATAGCGTTATCGCTGCCGTCGGCGGTGGCGCCATAGCCATTGCTTCAGCGCTCATCACCGGCCCGACCGGTAACGATGGTCTTGAAGGTGTGAGATACAACCCCTATCAGGATGTGGTAGGCGTCTGGACTGTCTGTTATGGCCACACTGGCAAAGACATAATGCTCGGTAAGAGGTACACCGAGGCTGAGTGCCGCGCGCTGCTCAACAAAGACCTGAACACCGTCGCACGCCAGATCAACCCGTACATCCAGAAGCCGATCCCCGAAACGATGCGTGGGGCTCTGTACTCGTTCGCTTATAACGTCGGCGCCGGAAACTTCCAGACCTCCACTCTGCTGCGCAAAATTAACCAAGGCGACCAGAAAGGTGCATGCGACCAGCTGCGCCGCTGGACCTACGCCAAGGGCAAGCAGTGGAAAGGCCTGGTAACTCGCCGCGAGATTGAGCGCGAAGTTTGTCTTTGGGGGCAGAAATGAGCCGATTAACAGCCATTATCAGCGCCGTAGTGATTTGCCTGGTAGTTTGCCTTGGGTGGCTGGCAATGCATTACCACAATGCTGCTGCTGAGCAGAAAACCCGAGCCGATGGTGCTGAGCAGCAGGTAAACGCAGCGCAGGCGATCACATCCAACGTTCTGACCACCATGACCATCTTCAACACCATCGTTGAGGCTAACAAAAATGCAAAAGAGCAGATCGCACTGGACGCATCGGGAGCCTCGGCTGATATCCGGGTTGCTGTTGCGAATGATGATTGCACTAATCGCCCTGTGCCTGCTGGCGCAGTTAAGCGGCTGCAACAATTCGCGAACGGTTTACGTCAAAGTGCCGGTGGTCCCGTTACCAGCCAGCCTGACGGCTGACACCCCGCAACCTGAAATCCCTGACAACCTGACGTGGGGACAGAGCCTCGATTTAAACGTCAGCCTGCTATCGGCGCTGGGACAGTGCAACCGGGATAAGGCTGATATCAGAGACGCAGAGAAAAGGCGGATTGCTCCGCCTGGTGATTAACCTACGCGTGTGGTTGGGAATACGTTACGGATACAGCGAGCAAAGTACGAACCCTTTGATGGTGCCGCCATCAGGGATTGATAAGTTGTAGCCGGAACGCCGTGATACTGATAAATACCGCCACTAATAAAGGCAATTTCAAGAACCCTTGTAGTGGGGTCATACCCTACAGACTGGAGATTAGAAGATGAAACAGGTTGACGAATCAAAGCGGTTTCCTCGTTTAAATGGGAAGAGTCCCGAGGAAATCGTAGAACTATTCAAAAGCTACAACTTTGTCGACGATCATGGACATCGACTGGATACGTGTCAGGACTTCAAAGATTTGGTTGAAATGGCTAGTGAGGCCTGACGGCATTACAGAGCCACTTCCAGAGGTGGCTCGATAATGTCACAACGAGGTAAGGACTATGGCAAAACCGGACTGGGGAGCACTGCAGCACCAGTTCCTCGCCGAGCATGCCAAAACAGGAATATCCCCGAAAGACTGGTGCGCAGCGCAGGGACTGAATTATTCATCTGCGAAACGCTATATCAAAGTAACGACTTACGGTGCGAATTCGCAAAAAAAAACTGCGAATAAATCTGCGAATTCGCAGAAGGCAGATCATGCGAAAAGGAGCGTAAAGCCAGAGCCTGAGGCGCAAAAAAAAACTGCGTCAAAGTTCTCAACGCCTCCTCCTTCTGAGCCAGATGATTTCGGGCTTTCCGACCAGCAGATGATATTTGCACAACACGTCGTCGATGGGAAAACCCGCGTAGATGCATATCGCCTTGCCGGTTATGCGGGGACGGGAAATGCCGCCTATGTGACTGCAAGTCAGCTCCTCAGAAACCCTAAGGTTTCACGCTACGTGCATCACCTGCGTAATGAGCGACAGAAGCGATACGCTGCAGAACTCGATGATGTGATCGGCCAGTTGACCGCAATCATTAACGCTGACCCAAACGAGATATCTCAATACCGTCGCGTTAACTGCCGGTACTGCTGGGGAAGCGATCACAAGTATCAATGGCGAGATATCGCAGAGCAGCTATCAGCTGAGCGCAAGGCTGAATCGGATGGCGCCGCGCCGCCAGATACATCCGGCGGAATTGGCTTTGTCGACAACGCCGATCCAAATCCTGAGTGCCCTCGCTGTAATGGCGAAGGGGTAGGAGAGCCTTTCTTTGCTGATACTCGCGATCTTGAGGGTGACGCTCGCTATCTGCTGCAGGGTGTGAAGTTGGGCAAGTTCGGGATAGAAATCCTGACAGCGGATAAGGATAGCGCCCGGAAAGAGCTTGCTCGCCTTATCCTTTTGCGGTCGACCAGTGAGCGCCAGGCTCAACTTGATATAGAGCGTCTTGAGCTGCAAAACGAGAAACTCAAGCGCGAAATTGATGTGCTGAAAGACGGCGACAAGGATAACGCGATTGTCGTGCATAACTCGCTGCCAATCCCGGGAAGATAAATCATGGCCGACATTTACCTACCCACGCTACACAACGGGCAGTTAACGGTCTGGTCTGACTCCTGGGATCACCAGCTGAATGCGGTTCGCTGTGGTCGACGCTGGGGGAAAACCTTCATGCTGTCGAGCGCCGCGGTGACCTACGCAACGTCGCAGTTCCGGCGCCCGGGCATGGACATCGCGCTGGGCGGGCGGGTCGGTATCTTCACTGCCGAGTATCGCCAGTACCAGGAGATTTACGACAAGCTGGAAGAAATCCTTCTGCCGCTGAAAAAGAGCTTCAGCCGGCAGGAAAAGCGCCTGCTGCTGAAGAATGGCGGGAAGATTGACTTCTGGGTCACCAACGACAACAAACTGGCCGGTCGTGGTCGTGAATATGAAATTATCCTGATCGATGAGGCAGCGTTTACCAAGTCGCCTGAAATGCTGAAGGAGATCTGGCCGAAGTCGATTAAGCCTACGCTACTGACGACAAAAGGCCGGGCCTACGTATTCTCAACGCCTGACGGTGTGGACGAAGAAAACTTCTTCTATGCCATCTGTCACAACAAAGACCTTGGGTTCCATGAGCATCACGCGCCGACGTCTTCAAACCCCTTCGTTCCGCCCGAGGAGCTGGAGAAAGAGCGACAGAACAACGATCCTCGCGTTTTCCGGCAGGAGTTCCTGGCCGAGTTCGTCGACTGGTCCGCTGCGTCGCTTTTCGACGTTCGCAAATGGTTCGAGGGTGAAAACCAGGACCAGCCAGTAGATTACCCTGAAATGTGCCAGGCCGTCTTCGCTGTCATGGATACTGCAGTTAAGGGCGGTACAGAGCACGACGGCACGGCGGTGGTTTACTACGCCGTCGACACCCGGCCAGGCATTCAGCGACTGACCATACTCGACTGGGATGTGGTGCAGATCGACGGCGCGCTGCTGGAAGAGTGGATTCCGTCTGTTTTCACCCGGCTGAATGAGCTATCCGGCCAGTGCGTCGCTGTAAATGGCAGCCTCGGCGTTTTCATCGAAGACGCCAGCATGGGAAGCATCCTCCTGCAGAAAGGTGAAAGCCTGGGATGGCCGGTCAACAAAATTGAATCCGCCCTGACCAGCAAAGGGAAGGACGAACGCGCCATTATGGCCTCCGGTTATCACTACCGCGGGCTGGCGAAAATATCCCGATACGCCTACGAGAAGACGGCCGTATTCAAGGGCGAAACAGCTAATCATCTGCATAAGCAGGTATCACGATTCCACCTTGCCGATAAGAACGCGCACAAGCGCGCCGACGATTTGCTGGATGATTACACCTACGGGCTGATCATCGCGTTCGGTAGCGGCGACGCACTCTAGCGAGAAAACCAATGAACGAAGATGATATCGCACTCGGCAGTTGCTCGCCGGAGCTGATCACGCTCCTGGACAGCGATGATATTCAGCCGGGTATGTCGGCTGGCTATGAGACTTGCAAAACGATTTACCTCTTCCACCCGCTGGGCGGAAAAATGGTGGATCGCCCCATCAAGATGGCGATGAATGAGCCGCGCACCCTTCACATTTCGCAGGCGTACGGTATTGAGCAACGTCTTCGCGATGCGTTTGAGCGAGAGTGGAAAGCACTGGGCGCCAATAAGCACATTGCCAATGCGGCGCGCATATCTCGTATTTACGGCGTTTCTGCGGTCGCAATGCTGGTTGATAACCAGGAGCCATCCACGGCGGTGGATTACCGCACTCTTTATAAGCACAACGTGACTTTCAACATCCTTGACCCGCTGAACACCGCGGGGAGTATCGTTCTGAACCAGGACCCGAACGCGAAGGAATTCCAGAAGGTTGACGGGATCAGGGTGGCTGGCAAGCCATATCACAAATCCCGCTGCGTGGTGCAGCAGAATGAGGACCCTATTTATCTGGCCTATAACTCGGCGGCCTTTGGCTTTACCGGACGCAGCGTTTACCAGCGCGCGCTATTCCCGCTGAAATCCTTCATTCAGACCATGCGTACTGACGACATGGTTTCCGTGAAAGGTGGTTTGCTGATAACGAAGATTAAGGGCCCTAGCTCAGTCGTCAACAACATGATGCAGAAGCTCAGCGGCATCAAACGAATGCTGCTCAAAAGAGGTAAGACAGGTGAGGTCCTGCAGATCGGAGAGAGTGACAGCATCGAATCGATCGACCTAAGCAACCTGGAAAAGCCGCTCGACTCCTCCCGGAATCACATTCTGGAGAATATCGCTGCGGCAGCTGACATGCCGGCTATCATTCTGAACTCGGAAACATTCGCCCAGGGCTTCGGCGAGGGGACGGAAGACGCTCGATCTGTTGCAGTCTACATCGACAACATCCGCGAGTGGCTTGAGCCGCTGTATGACTATTTCATCCGTATTTGCCAGTATCGCGCCTGGAGCATTGAGTTTTTCAATTCTCTGCGTGCTGACTTTCCGGAGCTGAAAAACACCTACAGCCTGTACTTCTCCTCATGGATTAACAACTTCGAATATCGCTGGCCGTCATCCCTGAAAGAGCCGGAAAGCGAAAAAGTGAAGGTCGACGAAATCCGGTTTAAGGCGATCGTCAGCATGCTGGAAGTGCTGCTTCCACAGGTCAACACGGATGATGAGAACCGCGCTCTGCTTATCGAGTGGGCGCAGACCAACGCGAACGCTAACGAAAGCCTGTTCCCGCAGCGGCTCGATCTCGATATCGACTCTCTAAAGGCTAATCGGCCTGAACAGCCACGGGATGAAGAGCCCGGCGGCGGGATGATGCTATGAAGACTTTCACGCGCACCGTACGAGAGGCGGTGAAGTTCTTTCTGCGCAATGGCTACACCTCGAGGCAGGAGCTGGAGCAATGGCAGGCCATTATCCGGCAGGCGGCCGAAAGCGAAACCGATGACGACTACATGAGCATGGTGTCGGATCGGTTGCGTAAGACCTATGACCTGCAGGTGAGCAAGACTGGAGCGCTGGAGCGCCACAAGGGGCTTTCACGCTTCACGCTGAACTACATGGAGCCGAAGTTACGCAGCGAGCTGGATCGCCGCATCCTGGCCAGCGCTGACCTGATAAAGCTGAATCGCAAGAAAGCCATCGACACTACTCTGTCGCGGTTTAGCGGATGGGCCAGCAGCATTCCCTCAGCAGACAGCATTGCGCTGACCGGCATTCAGGGATCGATGCGGGAGACGGCGGCGCACATTCAGAAGGCCGCCGAGAAGGTGGACTATGAAGCGCGCCGCGTGATGATTGACCAGAGCCATAAGCTGATCGCCAATATCGACAACATCATCGCGACGGGCAACAACGCGATTGCTGCCGAGTGGCATAGCCACTGGCGCCAGCCAGGGTACGACTACCGGGAAGATCACAAGGAGAGGGACAAGCTGATCTATCTCATCCGCGGGAACTGGGCGCAGAAAAATGGCTATGTCAAAGCTGGCCCTGCCGGCTATCTCGACGAAATCACGCAGCCTGGCGAAGAGGTTTTCTGTCGGTGCTACGTCACCTATCTGTACAACCTCCGCAGCATTCCCGAGGACATGCTGACCCAGAAGGGCCGCAAGTTCCGGGAGTCCATGAAAGCAGCATAGGAGCATTAAAACGTGGCTATTTTTGGCAGCGGGATAATGTTCCGTCAGGGGAAGTTCGTCTTCCTGATTCAGCGCTCGGATGATGGCACATGGTGCCAGCCGGGCGGGACGATAGAGCCGGGAGAGTTAGCCATAGACGCCGCACGGCGCGAGGTGCTGGAGGAAACAGGCTATCAGTACGATGGCCCGCTGACGCCGCACAGCGTACATGGTGACTACCTGACCTACCGCGCCGACGTGCCGGAGCAGTTCGAAGCGAAGATAAACGACGAATCGCTGGCCGCCGGATGGTTCCATATTGACGATCTGCCAAAGCCGCTTCATCAGCCATTCGCTGAAATGCTGGCGCAGCAGGCGCTCAACGAAACCGACGTGGCCGCGCTCATCGCTGACGGAGCGCTCAGCAGCCCGCAATATTTTTACAACATGTGGATGTTCGCCATCCGGGTGACCGGAACAGGGGTTACCTGGCGATCTGCAGATCAGGAGATGACGTTCCGTAATCCGGACGACTATCTCACCCCTGAATTTCTCCAGCGGGTAGCTGGCGTACCACTTATCTGGCTTCACCCCGAAAAAAGAACACTTGATAGCGACGAGTTCTCAAAGCGCGTTATTGGCACCCTGACAAATGCCTGGGTTGCCGATAAGGGCGAAGTGTGGGCCGTTGCGCGTGTGTACGACGCCGAAGCTGCTGAAATTATGGCAACAAGGCAATTAAGCACCTCGCCAACTGTGAAGTTCTCAGAGGTTGCTCAATCAATCATTGTCGACGGTCAGCCTCTACTGGTGGAGCCATCCCCCGAGCTGCTCGACCACGTTGCAATTTGTGAACAGGGCGTGTGGGACAAGCTCCTTGCCCCTACCGGTGTTAAATCTGATTCCATTCCTGAAGAGGCTGAAAAGATGGACGAGGAAAAAATCGTAGCGCTGATTAATAAGGCGATCGATGCGCGTTTGGCTAAGGCCGACGAAGAGAAGGAAGCGAAAGCCAAGGCTGACGCCGAAGAGGCCGCCAAGAAAGAAAAGGCGGACGCAGAAGACAAAGAAGCGGAAGAGGCGAAAGCTAAAGCCGACGCGGAAGAGAAAGCCGCGAAGGAAAAAGCTGATGCTGAAGCCAAAGAAAAGGCAGATGCCGAAGAGGCTGAGAAAACGGCAAAAGAAAAAGCCGACTCTCAAATCCGCCAGGAAATTGCTGAGCTTCGCTCCCGCATTCCTACCGAACTGAGCGACGAAGAGCGCAACGAAGTTGCAGAAGCGCAGGTGAAAGCCGATAGCGTCTTCTCCAGCTTTGGCAAACGCGCCCCGATCCCGCTGTCCGGTGAAAAACCTATGGCGTATCGCCGCCGTCTGATGATTCAACTGCAGGAGCATTCTCCGGACTACAAAGCCGTCGATCTCTCTGCCATCGCTGATTCGCAACTGCTGAGCACGGCCGAAAAGCATATCTACGCTGATGCGCAGAAGGCGGCCAGCCTGTCAGTTGGTCCCGGTATGTTGCGCGAGATTAAGCGCGCCGATGCTACCGGACGTCAGATCAGCACCTTTGAAGGCGATCCCGCCGTCACCTGGGCGCCGTTCCAGTCTGGCAAGCGTCAGGTCACCAGTTTTAACAACCAGGCTTAACGGGAGCTCTGAAGCATGGCTAATTTATCTCTTAACCCGATGGCGACCACGAATGCCGCTGGTTCCTTCGGTGTGCAGTCTGATGGCTTCATTCAGGGCGTTGCTCTGGATGATCCGGCAAACCGCTTTAACCTGGCGTCCGGCACTGTTGCCGCCACCGAAACCAAACCGCTATGGGGCGGCCTGCCGGTTGCCGAGTTGCTGCCCGGCGTGAACTCCAGCCCTCGCGGGTCGACTATTCGTCGCGCTGTGTCACTGGCTGAGCTCGAAGGCTTCACCGTCTTCAACCAGGCCCACAACGGGCTTACCACTCCGCAATCACCGGTTCCGCTGTATGCGTCCGGCATGAGCGTTTCATTCTATCGCCTTGGCTCCAACATGCGCGTTCCGCTGAAAGCTTCAGCGCAGGTGGTCGCGCTGGGAACTGCTGGCGCATCAGTGAAAACGCCGCTGGCGTGGGACTTCGTCAATAACCAGGTGACCACCGCAGCCGCGGCGGCTTTTGCCGGTGCTGACATTGCCACCACTGCCGTGACTTACTCGAACGGCGTGGCTACCGCCACCACCGCATCCGCGCATGGACTGACCGCTGGCCAGTACGTGAAGATCAGCGGCGTAGCTCCGGCTGCCTATAACGGCACCGTCGTTGTGCTGAGCGTACCGAGTACGACAACCTTCACCTATGCGCCTGCCAGCGCGCCGGGCGGCTCCGCGACCACGCAGGGCACTATCGGCGCAGTGGCTCAGGCAGACATCACCCTGCCGGTGAAAGTCATCTCCATCGAGAGTGGGAACTCTAAAACTGTCAGCTATGACAGCGCTACGGGCTTCCTTACCTGGAACAACACCGACAGCTGCGCGCTGGTCTTACTTTAATCGGGAGCTTTAAATGGCTGCAATTACCCCCAGCTACACCATCGTCAACCCGTCGTATATTGCGCCGGAGTTGATCATTGGTTACCAGCAGGCGTCCGGTGCGTTCGAAACCATCGCCAGCGGTAACCCGCAGGTCCGCCTTGGCGTAGGCGACCAGTACGTTTATATGCGCCGCCTGGATATTCGTACCCAGGTAACCTCCAGCCAGTCCGGCAACGCCAACCAGCTGCCGAGCGTGGCGCTCGAGGCGCGCATGATCTCCACTCCAACCTACCTGTTCCGCTGCCGTGGTATCTACGATCACCACGACACCGCGGCGGCAGGTAACTGGAACGTGGCACTGCCAGAAGCTCAGCGCCTTGGCATGCGCCAGGGTATCTTCCAGCAGTTGCGTTCTGCGTTGCTGTACGGAATGAACCCAGCGGGCGGCGAAGGTCTGCTGAACACCGCAGGCGCGACTACCGAAACCCTGCCGGCGGACAGCAGCGGCAATACCACTGTGCTGACCTATGACCACGGACAGATGGCGGTCTATCTGCTGGGCCATGTGCAGGCAGCGCTGACCCGCACCATGCAACTGGGGCGCCAGCAGCGTGTCGTTATCCTGGGGCCGCAGCGCGTGCTGGGCGCGATGGAAATTCAGCAGATTGTTCAATTGACCTCTTATCAGCGTCCTGGCGGCGGTACTGATACCGTCGGTGGAACTGTGAAAGAGGTGCTCCGCGGCGCGAATGTCCAGGTTGACTGGGTATACGACGACACGCTGATCGGCGCCGGTGCCGGCGGTACTGACGCGGTGGTTATCACCATCCCGGAAGTGGAAGTGCCGATGGTCAACTCCACCGTGAACACCAACGAATTCGCCAAACTGAGCCCGTCTCTGGCGGCGAACGCCCTGATGTTCACCGACATGGCGGCACCGATGGAAATCCCGACGCCAATTCCCGGGGGCGCTATCGACGTGTTGTCAGAAATGCGCTCTACCGCTGGCTGGGCAGTCCGTCCGGAAGCTATCACCATCCTGTCGATGGCATACAGCTCCTAAAACGCGAAATTGAGAAGTGCTTAAGCCTCTGCATGGTTCGCTGTGCAGGGGCTTTTTTACGAGGGTAAACAATGAAACTGTACATCGCCAACACTACCAAGCAGCGCCACATCTTCACTTTCCGCCAGCTGGAAACCGGGCGACTCCGCCAGATCCCCATTGAGCACGGCTCACAGATGCAGGTTCTGGATGGCTCGACCGAAGAAGTCGAAGCGGTTATTCAGCATCATCAGGTTTACGGCCTGGTTGACTCAACCAAAATCGACCAGAGCCAGGCATTTGTCGGCCTGTGCTACAGCATCAACAAACCCGTTTCCGCCAGCGTTATTGAGAAAACCATTCGCGATAACGATGGCCATCTGACCCGCGGGGCTCATAACCGCCGGCAGGCATCCGTCGCCGCGCTGGATAACGCACTGCGCGAAAGCGGTATCGGCTACGAAGGTGACATGGAATTCAGCGCAGAGCAGGCCAAGGGACGCGATGACCATTCTGACGATCCGACCATCAACGAAAAAATTGTTACGCCGAAAGCCGGGAGCAAGAAGAAATGACCACCAGTCTGTCGGGATTTATCGAATTCGTTCGATCTGATATGGGCATCACCCCCGACCAGGTTCCCGACGACTCGCCGTCTTTTTCTCTCGCCTATGGCGGCGCCGTTGAATGGGTAAACCCTGATATCGCTTGCGTTATGCCGAATATGTACAGCATCGCGGTTTATAACCTTGGGGCGTCGTTTCTCATCAATTACGGGACAGAGGCTGTGTTTGCGGAGTTCCGTAAACAATATGGTCTGAATGACTTCAAAGCCGGGGTTATTACCGGAGCCGGGGATAACTCTACCAGCGCACAGCGCCTGGTCCCGGACTTCTTCAAAGACCTGTCGCTGGCAGACCTGCAGATGCTCCAGGACCCGTGGGGCCGTCGATACCTGATGATCGCTCAGCAGTTCGGGAGCTTGTGGGGGTTGTCATGAGCATGAAGTTGCACCTTGGTGTTATCGACATCCCCTATGAAAGCGAATCAGTAACTACGGGGGATGTTGCTGAGTTTCTTGAAGATAAATACGGAATCATGGCCCACTTTTTCTGGCTGTATGGTCCGATTATCGCAGAGCTAATGGCTGAAAGTATTGCCGGGCAACTGGAAAATATCATTGCTGGCGCACCGCCATCAAAGGACCCATTCGCAGAGGCGATGAGCAAAGTTCATGACCTTTTTGTTAATTTTCTTGATGACGAGGAAATGAACGGCATGCCTGGCGTCCCTACTCTCAGGGCTCTGATGGGCATCTCGAAGCGCTTTAAAGACAAAAAAGGTCAGCCGCGTCCTTCGTTCATTGACACCGGAACCTATCAGGCAGCGATGCGCGCATGGGTAAGTGGGGTGCCGAATGCCTTCCCTGAGTGAGTTACAGAACGCCAAAACCGAGCTTAATGCGACCCTGACGCAAGGGCTTGATGACCTGAGCCGGTTTCAGGTGGTGACCTTCACGAAGTACATCAGGAAGGTGCTTCCGCTTGATGGATTCGTGTTCTGGGTGAAAGCCTCGGTTCTGTCTGACGATCCGAGCAATGAGCCGGACACGGTGGATGTGAAAGGTTATTTGCACCTGACGACCGAAACCATTCAGGACGACGAGCAGCTTTACGATCGCAACGTGGTGACGTTCACCGCGCAAGCGGACATCGACCCGTTTAACGACATCGGGTCAGAGGTGCTGTACATCGGAGAGTTTTTTGGCGTTCAGTTCTCATTCTCCCGGCGTACCGGGCTGAATGAGCCGGCGAACCTGTACCACTATACCGGAGAGGCGATTTTCCCGCACATGCGGTCGCAGATCATCAACTCTGCGGATGACATAGACCTCTCTGACGTAGTGGTGTCAAGCTCGTTGCCGATCTGGCTGGCCCTGAATCAGTACATGCCGATGTTCCCGGCGATGCTCTCAACACAGAACCTTTCGCCGCCCTATGCGACCGTGAAGTGCAGTAACACGTCACCGATCGCCGGCGCATTCTATCTGGACGAAAAGCAAAACCAGTATCAGCTGGTATCGGAAGATGTAACGCTTTCAGTCACAGGCCTGCGTAACGCCAGCATTGAAGATTTTGTGCGGTATGTGCAGGACTACACGACCGGAGATACCCCGGAGATGGGGATCATGAACATTCCCGTCGTCCAGGATGAGCGAGTCACTCAGAACGAGCTCAATATCATCGCCATGCGTAAGACCATCAAATTCAAAATCAACTACTACCAGCAACGGATGCGTGACCTGTCGCGCCGGCTGATCACATCTGCAATTCCGAATATTTACCCGGAGAAATAAGTAAATGGCAATTGTTAATATTAACGTGTCGGTGACGAATCCGCCGAAGCCCTCGCAGTTGTTAAAGTCCGGGGCGATGATTTCTATGGGCGGCACGACGCTGAATGCCGGTGAATATCAGCTGCTGACCAGTGAAACCGACCTGGCCGACATCCTCGCACCGGCGAAAACTATCTCAACGCTCGCCTGGGCTACTGGCGTGGTAACTGTCACGCTGTCCGCCGCTCATGGCTGGACTAACGGAACACAGGTCCCGGTGATCATCTCCGGAGCGACTCCAGCGGGGTACAATGGCGCCTATACCGCTACGGTGACAGGCACCAACACCTTCACCTATCCGCTGACGACCAACCCCGGCACCGCAACGGCAATGGGTACGGTAAAAACGGTAGTTCAGAACGAAATTTCCCAGATGAATACCTCGTTCTGGGCACAGGGGAAGACGCGAGCAGTTTATGTGCTGGAGCTGGGTGATGTGTCCATGACAGACGCCGTCGAAGCGCTGACAGCCTTCATCGCTGAAGACGTCTCTCTGGGCAATACCTACCAGAAATTTTTCTCCTATCTGGTGCCGCGCGAATGGGATTCGGTCGATGAATTTAAAACCCTGACCGGGCTTTATACCTCGCCGGGCAGCCTGGTTTACTTCTTTGTCACCTCGACGATCGCCACCTATGAAGCGTGGACTGCGACGAAAAACAAAACTGTCTTTGCCGGCGTCGAGGCTCCTGATATTCCGGCGAGCGAGTTTTCCATGGCCGGCCCGTTCCAGTCGTCCCTGGCAAATGACCCGGGGTCGAGCAACATGGTGCCGCCGATGTCGTACCGCTTTATGTACGGCCTGACTGAGTACCCGCTGGAAGGCAACAGCGCACTGCTGAAATCGCTGCAGGACAGCAACATCAACTACATCGGCACCGGCGCCGAAGGTGGTCTCAGTAACAAAGTGCTGTTCACTGGCCGCATGCTCGATGGTAACCCGTTTAACTACTGGTATTCGGTGGCGTGGACGGCGATCAACCTTGAACTCGACCTGGCGAATGAAATCATCAACGGCTCAAACACGACCGTTAACCCGCTGTACTACGAGCAGAAGGGCATTGACCGCCTGCAGCGTCGCGCTCTGAAAACCTTGCGTAATGGCATCAGCTACGGGCTGATCCTCGGTCGCGTCATTGACACGCAACTGACGCAGGAAGATTTCAACACCGAGTATGACAAAGGCACTTACGCCGGCAACGCCGTGATTAACGCCGTTCCGTTCAGTAACTACAACAGCTTGAACCCATCCGATTACCAGGAAGGCAAATATAACGGGCTGAGCGCCGTCATGACGCCGCGCCGCGGCTTCGAATCCATCACGTTTAACGTGAACGTAACGAACTTTGTAGGGGCGTAAAAAATGGCGAACCCATTAGTACCGCAGGGCTTTCTTAACCGCGTGCGCGGGGCTCTTTCCGTCACGGATACACCGGCGCTGAACGTTTCGGCGTCGTACCTGGCAAAGGACGGCATTGGCCTGCGTCCTGACGGCCCGGCAACCGACATCATCCCTACGATGACCGGCACCGTCGGCAGCCAGGCACCGTATCAGCAGGTAACGCTGACCGTGCATCTTCTGAAAACTCAGGGGTTGGGTGAAAGCTACCGACAGCGCTTTTTAACCGACACGTCGCTGGGTGAAATCGTGGTGACGCCGGATGCCACGACGTTCGGCAATATCACGCTGCTCAACTGCTACCTGGTCAACTTCAACGAGCTGGCTTTCAGCGGGATGGACCCGGCTTTTGTGGTAACCATCAGCGGCTATATGGTCACCAACGACAACATGTGGGTGTAATGCATGAAAATTGACAAGAAACTGAATCTGGTCACCAGCGTTACCCGCGAAGACGGCTCGATCGTATACCTGCATGTGACGCCATTCCCCTATGAGGTGGTGGAAGAACACTGCATCCTGCTGGGGAACCTGTTCACTAAATTCATCTCGCAGGTGGGTGGTCTTGGCGCAGCCAGAATCGCCGCGATGATGCTGAGGCAGAGCCTGAAAGCGGAAATCGATAACGGTCGGACAGGTCCGAACATCGTTGATGAAATTCAGCGACTGACGGTCGTTATCCATAACGTCGGCGGCCAGTGGAAAACCACGCCTCTTGAGGTGGCATTCAAGCAGGGGATTATCGACCCTGATGAGTATCGCGAGGTCGAAGGCGAAGTGGTTTTTTTTATGGTTTCCTCTGCTATTCAGAAGGCAAACCTGATCGCACCGACCGTGGGAACGGTGATCAAAATGTACGATGGGCAACTAACCTCATCGAGCGTTACGGCGTTCCGCGATTCGTTGCAGACGTCGAAGCCGGATACCGATATCCCGACCCAGAATGCCCAGCCGGAAACGTCATTTATACCCTCTTAGACTGGGCGTCTAATGAGGGCTTCTGGCAGGTGATAAGGGAGATCACCGGCGAGGAGTATGCAAGCCCGGCGCAGTACCGGCAGCGCTACCTCCTCGCCGCGCTCAAAGAAAGAGGTTTCTTCAATGGTAGCTAAGTCGATCGTCGACATTGACGTAAATGACGACAAGTTTGTCGCGTTTATGGAAAGGTTTCGCGAGTACCAGAGCGCGCTGGATGATTTACCGGAAGCCTGGCGGGTAGCTGCCGTTGGTATTGGCGAAAGCAGCAAGCAGACCGAAAAGGCCAAAGGTGAGACGAAGGAGTTAGGCGCGGAGTTTAATGCCGTGGCCGAGGCCATCCTGACCATCAACAGCGGTATCGATCGGCTCAATACCAACCTGGAAGACTCAAAGAAAAAGCAGGACGAATTTAACAAAAAAGCCGGGCAAGGTCAGGGATTTATTAATCAGGCAAAAAAGGACGCCAAAGAACTTGCTGGACACATTAAGGAATCGACGGCCAGCCTTCTGTCATGGGGCGGTATTGTCGGGATATTTACCGGCGTCCTGGGCGTTGGCGGCCTGTTTGGCATCAACCGCCTGGCGGCCACCACCGGCGCCCAGCGGTTTACCTCTCTCGGGCTCGGGACGAGCATCGGCGCACTTGATTCCACCGCCATAAACTACCAGAAAGCGCTGGGTAATCCGGCGGGGACGCTGGGCGCTATCCGCGATTCGCAAATGGACCTGTCGAAGCGCTGGACGTTTCAGGCGATGGGGATTAACAATCCCGACCAGGACCCGGCCAAACTTCTGCCACAGATGATTCGCAATGCGCGAGACATCTTTGTAAAAAACGGCAGCACCCTACAGGGGGCAAACGCCTACGGCCTGACAAACTTCTTTACGCTGGACGACCTGAACCGCTTCAAAAACATGAGCGATGAGGAGATCACCGCCATGGAGAAGCGCGCGCAGCAGGATGCGCGTATGTTGCAAATTACCGACCAGCAGGCGCGCCAGTGGCAGGATTTTAACGTCCAGCTCGACTACAGCAGCCAGAGCATCAGAAACACGTTTGTGCGCGGCCTGGGCCCGCTCACGCCGCAGCTGAGCAAACTGTCTGATGCGCTGGCAGGCGCGATCGATACCGTCCTGAAATCCCCCGAACTCGGCAAGTGGATTGACGCGCTGGCCGGCGGCATTGAGCGGTTCGGTAACTACCTGGCTTCTCCAGCATTCACAAGTGATGTTGAGTCGTTCATGTCGGGCGTCAAAAAACTGGCGCTGACAATCATGGATGTTATTGGGTTGTTTACAGGTGAGATTAGCATTAGTGATTTTGCCAAAAAACACTCAACGATATTGAGTAATGATGTCAAAACTGACTCCAGCGGAAACCACTTTGTAAAAGGTGGTCTTAGCGATCCTGATACTCCCGCTGGAGCGAAATGGCTGACTCGCCATCTCTACAGCTGGAGCGGAACTGCGCCGAAGGAGTATGACCAGTATTTCCTTGATGCAGCCAATAAGTACAACGTCGACCCGCGCTGGCTTAAAGCCATCGCCGCGGGGGAATCTTCTTGGGATCAGAATGCTGTCAGCAAAGCAGGCGCTAAAGGGTTAATGCAGGTGATGCCTGGCAACTTCCAGCCGGGAGAAAATCCATTTGACCCGCGGGACAACATCATGGCCGGCGCGAGAGTATTTAAAGATGGTCTCGACTGGGCAAGTCGTAATGCTGGCGGCGATTTTGACGAAGCATTGCGTTATTACAATGGTGGAGTCCGCCGCGGCAGTGCGGAAAACAGGGCTTATCCCGGTAGAATCAGGGAGAAGTATGCTGCGATGTATGGCGCACCGAAGAACAATGACGCTTCTGGCGTCGATAGTTCAGAGATTGCCAAAAATACCTCGAAAACTAACCAGCTCCTGCAACAGATCGTTGATGGGAAAGGCGGCAGAGGCGGGAGCGGTGACGTTGTTATTTATAACAACACCGGCGGAAATGCCGTGGTAACTTCAGCGCAATTGGGGGCGAGGTAATGGGATTCACACGTGAAATGTATAAGCTGGGTTTTGAAATATCCCCGGTAATACTTTGCGGAGGGATAGCGCAGGCCATTCCTGGAGGAATGCTCCCGATCGTCGCTTTGACGCAGAGCGCGAGCTTTGTTACGGGACTGCTTGGAGGAGCCATAAACCTAACAGATCTGGATAAATATTTCTGCCACTGGCGCCCGGTACAGGGCGCCACAATGGTTGATTATGAAATTGCCAGATACCCTTTCGCCAACCAGGTAGTAGCTGCGAACGCCTTGCTTGCTCAGCCGTTGCGCGTTTCGTTGGTAATGGAGGCTCCGGTCAATGAAAACACCGGGGCGATGACAAAGCTCGTCACTATGAGTGCTTTGCAGTCTGTCCTTCAGGCGCATTCTAACTTAGGCGGCACGTTTATCGTCGCCACCCCATCCGTTATCTATAGCAACTGCATTTTGCGTGTCGTGAGGGACATCACTTCTGGTAACGACCCATTACCACAGCGTTCATGGATATGGGATTTCGAGCAGCCACTGATAACCGATAATGGTGCAGAGCAGGCCGTGAACAATTTTTTAAACAAGATTGGCGCCGGGGATATGGTAACTGACCCATCCTGGACCAATACAGCCAATGCTCTTGGAAACACGCCTCTCGGGAGTTCTGTTTCGGAAGCAATCACCGGGCTATTGGGTAAGTTGGGAGTAGGGCCATGACAACCCAGAATTATCCGTTTACCGGCAATGATCGTCAAAGCATGACATTTACACCGATCCTTGATGGCACCGTCTATAACTGCCAGGTCAAATGGAACATTGCCGGGATGAGGTGGTATGTCCTCATTACAGATGGCTCTGGGAATACCATTCTAAATACCCCGCTCGTTGGCTCCGTGCTTAACGGTGGAATAAATATTATCTCCGGAGTGTTTAATTCGTCCTCCATGTACTGGCGCGAACAGAATGGACAGATTGAGGTAAACAGCTCATGAGATATTATGATATTGAGATAACCATTCCTGCTGAAGGCGCCTCTCCGGAAAGAACGATAAAATACAGTAGCCATAAGAACGGAGTTTACAACCCAGGCGCCCTGATGATTGAGTTTGATATCCTCAGGTACGGTGAATCGACTCCCCAGGGCGAGACTCACCTGACCATCTGGGGTATTGGCCCAAAAGAAATGCAGCAGGCTCGCCAGAATTTCTTTGGCAAAAAAATTAAAATATTCCTTGGGATGAAAGACGGGCTGCCATTGGCTGGAAAGGTTACCGCGCCAAAACTGGTATTGGATGGCGTGATAAATCAGGTCTTTGGTAACTGGCAGGGTATTGAGTTACGACTCGACTTCATAATCGTGGTTGGTCCTGTCCAGAACGTGCCAAATAACAAACCCGTACCCCTTCCTTTAACCTTTGACTGGAAGGAGGGGCAAAAGCTTTCTGTAGCCCTCACGCAGTGTTTTATGAACATCAGAGGGTATACGTTCAATATCAACATAAGCGACCGGCTAATCCTTAATCATTACCGGGGGCTGTTTTGTGATGACATTGTCACCCTGGCCAAGGACCTTAATGCTTTTTCACGTTCCAGAATTCGCGATAGCGGGTACTCTGGTGTAGAGATCGCAATAGTGAATGGTAATGAGATCCGGGTATGGGATAACGATTATGATAACCACCCGGATAAGACTTCTGTTTCCAGCGCCGTAGCCAGAAGTAACAGCCCAACCCAAATAGATTTCAAGGATTTGATAGGGCAGCCAACATGGGTGGCATTTAATACAATCAGCATGGCGTGCGTAATGCGCGGTGATATTCAGGTTGGCGATCACATCCTGATGCCTAAAAAAAGCACTCCGTTGATACAGGCATCTTCGTACTCTCAGTACCGAGAAGACTCTGCCTTTACTGGCGACTTTATTGTGAACTCAGTTCGCCTGTTAGGAAATAGCAGGCAACCAACGGCAGAAGCATGGGTAACAATTATTGAGGCTTCACCTTTCATTAAGGCAGGTAATGCATGAGCATCGACAACAAGCTTAATTTTGCCTCAAGCATGAACAGGTTTACTGAAAGAAAGATTGAAAATGCGCTTCAAAAATCAGGGAAAGTTCTTCCGGCAAGCGTGGTTAAGCAAGCAGGGAATATGATCACCGTTTCCTTTGAACTAAGGGACATCCCATATGTTTTGCCGCAAGTGACTATCCCCTTATTCGGCCCTCAATATATTCGTTACCCTATGCAGCCGGGGGACAAGGGGATTGTTATCCCCGCAGATACTTACATTGGCGGGGTTAGCGGTCAGGGAGGCGGCATTGCGGATATGACTCCGCCAGCAAACTTAAGCGCCCTTGTTTTCTTGCCGATCAGTAATACCGAGTGGCAGGGTGTCGACGGGCAGGTGGTGACGGTATACGGCCCGGAGGGTGTAACGCTGCGCGACAGCGGCAGCAACACGACGTTTCTCCTGAAGCCTGACAGCATCGCCATTTCCACACCTGACAGCTTCACTGTAACTGTTGGCGGGACAGTTTTTTCACTGACAGGTAGCAAATGGAGCCTTTCAGGACAGGCTGGTCACCTACAGGACTCTGTGGCCAGTACCAGCCCGGCAATCATGCACGCCGGGTGGCAGTCGCTTCTGGCCTGGCTTAACAGCCATGAACATTCAAACGGCAACGATGGAAATGATACCGGGGGGCCGACTTCAACGTTTAACGGGAGTATCACCGAGTGAGAACCTATGGCCGAAACTCTGAGGGGAAGTGGGTACTGGTGGAAACAGACGAAAATGGGTTTAATGACTCGGTGTATTTGACCACCCTGATCCAGAATCTGAAACTGGCACCGCAGGAGTCACCCTTTTATGCGAACAACGGAATCCCGGCCGCCGGGTCGGTGATCCAGCAAATCCTGCCGACGTATTACGTAAACCGTATTCAAAAACAGTTCAGCCAGTATTTTTCCTCGCTGCAGATTGCGCTGATCAGCGACGACCCGCCTGTTTATAACATCTCGGCAATCACAAACGCAGGTTCAAAAATAATTACACAGGTGGCCGTATGAGCGATTTACCAGTCAGCTACACGTCAGCAGGACCGGTTCCTCTGACGCCGGAAGAGCTAAGAGCACAGCTCGTTTCCCAGGCCATTGCGCTATCTCCGGGGCTCACAACTGATTTGCCTGGCTCTCTGATTGAGGACGTGGCCAGTACCGATGTCGGCGCGCTCATCGTTTGTGATCAAGCAAGGGTTGACCTGATTAACTCAGTGGGGCCGCTAAAGGCTAACCTCGCCATGCTGGAGCTTCTTGCACAGCAGGCTGGTATTCCGGGGCAGAAAACTGCTGGCACGACAACGGTCCCGGTTCAGTTTTCCGGCCCGGCGGGATTTGTTATCCCACAGGGGTTTATTGTTTCTGATGGGACCTATACCTATTCAGTCAGTGATGCGACGATTATCTCGTCGTCTGGAGTATCTGCCAGCGTATCATGCGAGGGAACGGAGACCGGGACCTGGGCGGTGCCGGTAAATACGGTTAACCAGATCATATCCAGTCTACCGTCTGACGTCACCATCACCTGCACCAACCCGATCGCCGGCACTCCGGGTGCTGACCCGGAAACGAATTATCAGTTTCGTGATCGAGTATGGCAGGCGCAGATGGCCACCGTTCAGGGATATCCTGGATTTATCAGACAACATCTTACCAGCCTTGATAACGTGCAGGCGCGCCTGGTTTCTGTCATTCAGGACGGGGATAAGTGGATAGTCATGTGTGCCGGCGGTGATATTTACGATATTGCTGGCGCGCTCTATAAGTCGGCGGGGGATATCAGCCGGCTGAAAGGGTGTTCACTGAACGTAACGGGGATCACGAATGCAAATCCTGGCGTCGTCAGCACAGACCTGACTCATGGTTACACTGACGGCCAGGTTATCCGGATCACTGGCGTTACCGGGATGGCAGGCATTAATGACGTTCCTCTGACCGTGACGGTACTGTCCCCTCACACTTTTTCCATCGGGATTGATACCACTTCATCCGGGACATGGGGAGGCGGCGGCGAGGTGACACCGAACGTCAGAAACAATACCGTGACGGTGAATGACTGGCCTGATAACTACGTGATCCCGTTCGTGACACCATTGCTGCAGCGGGTCACAGTGACGTATCAGTGGGGGACCGAAAGTGTTAACTACCTGACTGATGCGACGATCGCCTCTCTGGTCTCGGCTCCTACGATTCAGTATGTGAACGGCATATTCGCCGGGAAACCGCTGAACGTTAACAACCTGAAAGACGCATTCTTGCAGGCGATTAACTCGACAATCGACATGGGGCTGATCAGCACTCTAAACGTCGTGGTCACCGTCAATGGCGTGATAACGCCACCGGATGCCGGGACGAATATCATCAGCGGAGATAAGTTCAGTTATTTTTATATCGCGTCGGATGGCGTGATCGTAACAGGGGCGTAGCATGCTGGACGATATCATCCGGTCGTATATGTATACGCAATACAACGACGATGACAATCTGCGGGCGTTTTTTACTGCGTATAACTCGATGGCGCAGGGCATTTATGACTGGATGGTTAATGCCAACCTGCCGATTTTCATCGGTGACTACAATACCGGTGACCAGCTCCGGTGGATTGCCCATGGCATTTATGGCGTGTTGCCGCCGGTGATTTCCAGCAGCGATCAGCAGGAGATAGGCCCATATAACACCTTCGAATTTAACCAGCTGGCATTCAATGAGTACCGGGTGATTGACCAGTCGAACCAGGTTGTTGTCTCTGATGACCTTTTTAAGCGGATCATGACCTGGAATTTTTACAAAGGTGATGGCTTCTATTTCTCTATCCCATGGATAAAGCGGCGTATTCTGCGGTTCCTGTTGGGAGTGAATGGCACCGATATCCTCAATGACCAGCGGTGGAGTATCTCGATCCAGTTTGTGGATGGCGGTATCGTGATTTCCATCTATAAGGGGCGCCGCAGGTTCACGCGGAGCGCTATCTACAACGCATCGGCCTATAACTCCAGGAAGTACAACCAGAAGGACACGGCCTTTGTGATCACCGAGGATTTCGAGTTCGCCATTTTCTTCAAGCAGGCCATGGATAGCGGGCTGCTGCACATGCCGTTCTATCAGTCCATTTCGGTGGAAATTATTGATTGAAGCACAATTCCTGTGGTGTAGTATTTACCTCATCCACCACAGCATGGTAATGATTAAAATGAAAACTTCAATTATGCTTGTTTTTTTATCAGTTTCGTTGTGCACAGGAAGTTCTTTTGCAGCTTCTTTTGATTGTAATAAATCAAAAAATTTTGCCGAAAAAACAATTTGTTCTGACAAGAAATTATCAGAAGATGATGAGGTTCTAGCTAAGGTCTATAACCTAGCAAAGAAAGTTGCACATAATAAGAATGGGTTCGATAGGCTGACAAAAGATTTATGGGACTCAAGGGATTTGTGCACTAACTACAAATGCATTAATGATTGGTATGATACTGTATTTGTTGCGTATGATTCTGTTATAAAAACAAATGCAAGCGATGAAGTTTTGAATAATATTCAGAAAAAATATGACGAGTCAGTAACGCAGAAGCCTTCCATAAGCAACGGAGCTAAAAACAAAAAAGAAGCTAAAGATTATAGTTTATACGACTCAAAAGATAGAGCCGCGCCAGTTGAACATAACGCAATATTATACAAAGACACTCCAGAGGCATTCGAGTTTATAGATACACTTGTTGGGTTTGTCAGACAAAGCTCTTACAAATGTGACTCTGTTAGCTCTTTCATACCCTTGGTTTCATCGAATGGCTTTACGCTCGCATGTAATAAATTCAGCTACAAATATGAAATTAAAAATAACGGCGGAAATGTCTCTGTTTCTGTAGATAATTAGCTCAAAGCCCACGCCAGTGGGATTTCATAAATAACACATTGATAACATCAAACCCGCCTCGGCGGGTTTTTTTATGCCTAAATCCGGAGGAGACATGGCACTAACCCTTTTGGCTACAAACAACGCAGAAAGCACGCTGGCTTCTGCTATCAGCGCAACCGACACGTCGCTGATCGTTAGCGCTGGAACTGGTGCCGAGTTCCCTGATGCTGTGGCAGGCGAGAGCTACTTTAAACTCACGCTCACCGATGCCGCCACTGGCTCACAGGTTGAGATCGTGAACGTGACAGCTAAGGCTGGCGATATCTTCACTATTGAGCGCGCGCAGGAAGGGACATTAGCACGTGCATGGGCGGCCAATGATATGGTCGCCAACATGATGACGGCCGATACGTTAAATGTTATCGCTGATTTTGCAAATCAGGCAGTCAGTTCAGCTGAAGAGGCGCAAGGGTATGCCCTCAGTGCATCGGAGTTTGGCGACAACAAATTAACCTTTGCCGACACCACGGCAGGTCTTGCTGGGACAACTTCCGGTCAATATTTTCGCGTTCCTCAGGGTGTTGGTAATGTTCTGGCATTTAGATATTACCAAAATAATGCCGGAGTGGCTTCTGAGGTTGCTGAGTATCCCGGGCAAGGTTCAATAACTAACAGTATCAGGGAATATTCATTATTAACAACGGCGCAAAGTGATGTTTCGGCGGGTAATATTTTAAACGGTGGGTATTGCTGGGTAAGGGATTCGACTGATAGCACCCTGGCTAACGAGTACATCAACAATGGCGGTACGCTTGAGGCGACAGGTAGAAAGATGCCGTCACAGGCGACTATCACCGCGGTTTTTGATTTCATCAGTAAATTTATTGTGAGTGGTGACGTCAGTGATAACTATTTCCCATTTTTCACCGATGGTGCTGATAATGTTCCTGTGTGGTGGGATGATGGTTTTGCGGTATCACGAATTTCATTAGCTCTCTATCAGATGATTTATGATGAAGTTCATTCTCGGCTGGGGGATGCGCTTAATTCTCAGATAGATGATGTATCAAACGCTTTCTTTCCTCTGTTTATTGATGCCAATAATAACGTTCCGGTTTGGTGGGATAGTGGATTCGATGTATCTATTATTTCCGAAAGTTTTAAAACAAAAATATGGAACTATATTAACTCCATTATTGCACCAGCCCTTAATAAATCGATCCCGCTTGTATCGGCAGGATTCGTTCCAGGCATGACCGATGGTGCTGATAACGTACTGTTCTGGTTTCAGGATGGAAAGTTTGATGCTGGCGGGGTCGGCCCAAATATCAGCGCGTCACTGGCCAGCGCATACCAGCGCCGCATGTATACCGCCTATTACAACATGCCGTTGCATACCGACAGTCGCACGCTGTGGCGCTGGAAAGCCAAAAAAGCCCAACTCAAAGCCGGGCTGGCTACGCAGCCTAATTTCCTTCTCACAGGAGACAGCTGGACGCAGAACAATGAACTTGCGACCGCTATTGCAGGCGTACTGAGCGCTGAATATGGTGACGCTGGTTTAGGCTGGCGAACTGTGAACTATGGAGCCTCGCGGGATGGTTCAAATATCTTTCGCTCTGCCGGCTGGGATTTATATGACGCCTCGCCAACGAGCGGCGCCCCGCTTTATGGTTGCGGCATTGACGGCCAGTCCATCAACACCACCACGAACACGGCCTATTTTAACGTGACTAATGTCCGCTGCACTGATTGCCGTATTTATTATCAGGACCTGAACGGTAAGTTTCAGTACGGCTACGATGTTGGCGGGGTCACTCAGTGGACTGAGGTTGTCTGCGGGAATACCGGCGCGACAAAATCGGTGTTGCTGACAGGCATGGCTGACGAGGTCAGAACCATCTATGTCAAAACCGATGGCAACACGGGGCGTGTCGCCATTCACGGATTTTATCTGTGGCGCAGCGGCGTTGCCGGTTGCGTGATGAGTAAGGCCGGTAATGCCGGGATTCTTGCCGATCAGTTTTTGCTGTTCTCCGACAAAATCTCGGAATACCTCAGTACCATTCAGCCTGACGTGATCGCTATCGTCATTGGCAACAACGACTATCGCATTTCGACCGGAACCCAGACATTTCGCACTGCGCTGCAAACCTATATGGCCGCCTGTCGCGCTGTACTGCCTGACGTGGGTTTCATACTCATGGCTCCCCCGAGAACCAACGGCACCGCGGTAACGCCGCTCGTTGATTTCCGTGACGTAATGTACGACCTCTCTCAGACGCTGAACTGTGAGTTTTTCAGTATTTATGACCTGTTCGACACCTGGACGGAAATGAACGGGCTTGGCTGCTTCATTGATAACCTGCACCCGAGCGCCGTTGGCGGAAACATGATCGCTTCATCCCTTAATAACGCGCTGATTAAAGGCTAAAAAATATGAGCACAATTTATATTCCAAAACTGGGCGACATTGTTATTCCTGGTAGCCACCCGAAAAAAGGGCATTTTATGCTGCCCGACTTGCCTGTCACTACCGGACTGAAGGGTATGCATGTTCAGGGCGGTAATGCCGCGCTGAGCATCAGGAATCTGGCTGACAGCTCCACTCCGCTGACCATGGTAGGCACACCGACAATTTCCCCGACCTTTGGCGCTGTGTGTAACTTCAGCAACTGTTTTGATACAGGCAGGGTATCTACCAGGAACCAGACCCATATCGTGATCTGTAAGCCGGTAAAACCGACAGCGTCCACCGAGGAGCAACAGGCGTTCATGATGGGTAACTACAATTACACTGGATCACCGATCGTCTACCGGGGGGATGGCCTTGCTTTCATGTTTTCGTCGCAGAGTTTGTATGGTGCCTTTGTTGAAGACAACAATGCCACCCCGACCAACATGATTAATAACTTCACGACCAATTATGACGTGACGAAATGGGCGGCATTTGTGTCACTGATTGATGGCGATAATAACATTGCCAGAATCGGTGGGCGGCAGGGAGGTGCTCTTGCATGGCAAGGTTCACGTACGCTAACCAACAGGACTGCATACACTGGCAGAACCATCAGGATAGGGTCGCATCATGCTGGAGCAGCGTATCCGGCAGGAGCGGATATTACTATGGGCATGGAGCTGATTTTTGAAGCAGCGCTAACGCAGGCCGAAGTAGCATCTGTTATCGACAGTATCAGTGCGTATCTGAATGCGGCATGGGGCATTAACGATTTGGGTTAATACAGTGATTGTAGAGACTTGCGGCTGCCATGAAAATTGATAGCCGCAATCTCTCTTGAATTGCATTCCATTTTTGGAGGATTCATGGCGCTAAAACTACTGGCAAACAACAATGCTAAAAGCGTCCTTGCTTCAGGAATAAGCGCATCTGCGACTGTTATTACAGTGAGTAGCGGAACAGGTGCCTTATTCCCTCAGCCCGTATCAGGTCAAAGCTATTTCAAATTAACCATAGTTGATGCCGCGACTAAATTAATTACGGAAATAATGCACGTAACCTCTGTCTCCGGTGACGTTATGACTGTGCAGCGAGGACAGGAAGGGACCACGGCAAGAGTCTGGTCAACGAATGATATTGTGGCAAATATGTTGACTGCGGGGTCTTTCCTTTCCTGCCTGCAGATTTCTAATAATTTTTCTGAAATTGCAGCCGAAGGAAGTGAGGCGATAAGACAGGCCCTATTAAATCTCGGCTCGTCAGATGGCACGATCAATGGTCGCCTTATGGGCGTTCCGCGCGTCGTTACAAGCAGCGGCATGTTCACAAAAACACCTGGCGCAACAAAATGGAGGATTAGAATTTTGGGTGCCGGTGGAGGTAGTTCTGCTGCGCCGGCGACCGGTGCTGGTCAGGTTTCGATTAGCAATGGCGGCGGGGCTGGCGCATACGCCGAGGGAATTTATGACGTATCCGCATTAACCTCAGTAATGATCACTATTGGCCTGGGCGGGAAAGGCGGGACTGCATCCTCACTTTATGGGGAAGATGGCGGTACCAGCTCCGTAGGAACGCTGATTTCCGCTCCCGGCGGCAAAGCGGGCCTGCCAGCGGGGCCGGCTAATCCTCCATTTCAGCCAGTGGCGAACACAAACTCGAACAGCCCTACCGGATGGAATATTGTCGGGATAAGTGGGCCGGGATCTGAATGTGCATCAGCCATTTCAACTGAATATGCAATCGCTTCGCGCGGAGCAAATAGTCAACTTGGCGTAGGGGGCTCTATTCCGGCCATAAACAATCCGGCTAATAATGGCGGTGGATATGGCGGCGGGGCTTCTGGATGTTCCAATGGCCCTTCAAGGCCGGTTAATCCTGGTGCAGATGGTCAGAATGGGATCGTTATAATCGAGGAATACGCCTGACATCGTGCTGGATAGCTGCTCGCAGATTTTGGCATCTCAGGAGATGGCGCGGATGGCATCCTGATCCTGGAAGAATTCGCATAATGGGGCATGGGTGGGGCATGGGAAATCAGTGAATTTCGCCAAACATTGCAAACAACGCATGTTGGATGCTATCGCCAGCCATTGAAAATGGCGCTCCTAGACGATATTTGTCGATTTTTAAATTTACCGCGTCACGCAGTTAAAGTGGCGGGCGTACTCTTCAAGGCTGGTGATGCCAAGGCGCACCCATTTCGGGTGCGACCACTGGGGAAGCCCAATATAAATCAT